TCCTCGATGCGCTGTGCGAGGGTCTTCATGATCCCTGGCTCCTTCCGTTGTGGGGTTGAAACGGCTTTCTCGCCGTGGGCCGTGAAGTCCCGCCGCCTGGTTTCAGCGTGCTCGCCGAAGGCAAGGGACATGGTCTCCGAGGACACGTTGAGCGATTTCGCAACCGCCAGTGCCGCCGGGTTCGCAGGCACCGAGACGAGGGAAACCTCGCGCAGCTCCTGCTTGATAAACTTCTGTGGGCCGTAGGGCCGCTCGGGATCGATCGGCTCGGACTTGATCGGCATGAATCCGACCGACACCGCGCGCAGAATCCCCTGCTCGACCAGGCTGATCAGTTCGTCGATCCGCGCGCTCGTGCCCTTTGCGGCGAACACAAGCTTGCCGATCAGCTTGCCACCCTCGACGCGGACGTCTTTCCACGTGCCGATCGGGTTGCCACTCGAATGGCCGAAGAGCGCGATCGGGTTGCGCTTGAAGTTCTTCAGATCCCAGCCCTTGGGATCGATGATGTCGCCGTAGCTGTCGACCGTGTCGTCAGACAGAACAAATTCCAGGCCCTCGCCACGCATGGCGACAGTTTTCTTGACCAGCATCGGCGCCTCCTCAGGCGATCATTGCGTTGATGTTGAGCGGGGTGTGCCCTGACTTCACGGTTGCGACGCCGATACTCATTGCGAGGCTCACCATGCCGTCGATGCGAGACGTCGCTTTGTCCTTCGCGAACATGCGGTGCCCCGTTCTATTCTGTTCGTAGATGACCGCCGCCGCGCCCATCGTCTGCACCGGGTTCGGGTCAATCTTGATGCGCTGCTCGAGAAGCGCTGCTTCAAGTTTAAGAATGCTGTCCGGCATCCACAGCGCGACCTCTTCGGCCCCGGTTGCGCCGAGCAATTCTGTTTCGTCTTTCTTATCGATCACGCGCCGGTTGAAGCCTTGCGGGTGCACAACACATGGAAGGCTCGCGCCGATCTCGGCGAGCTGATCGTAAAGGCGCTCCAGTCCATACTGGTCGCAGCCTATGATCTGCGGATCATATTGAGCGCAGATTGCAGCCAATGCCTCGGCGAGCCAGCGGTAAGAGACGCGCGGTCCAGGAACGGCCTCAAGGAAACCGCCCTTTTCCCATTCGACGTACGGTGCGCGATCCTTGTTGGCGCGATCGGCCAGCGTGTCGCGCGGCGTCCAGAACCAAGTTTTCGTGACGAAGCGCCAGGCGTCCGGCGTCGGATCGACCACCCAATTCAACGTGAGCGCGCACAGATCGCGCGTTCTTGACAGATCGAGGCCGCCATACGGTCGGATCCCCTGCTCTGCAAATGCCTCGAAGTCGATCTCGTCCGGCTGCGCCTGGCAGGCCATCCACACCTTGCGCGGTATCGCCGAGGTTTCAGACTCGGTCCACTCGCAGAAGTGCAATCGGCGGACAATGCCCTCTTTTGACGGCATGCCCTTTGCTTCGGCGACTTGCTCGCGCACGTACTGTGGATAGATCGACACGCCGAGATTCGGATTTGCCTTGATCCAGCAAGACTCGTCGTCGAATGGCTCGTCGCCCTCGTCCAATGCGCAGACATAGGAGAACCATGCGTCGTTGTTCTTGACGCCGGTTGCAACCTCGACCGAATATTGATGCTCGTTCCAGCAGACGGACAATCGATCGAAGCCGCTGTTCGTGATCTCGAAGAGCAGCGCCTCCTGGTTGCCCTTCGTGCCGGCGCGCATCATTTCAATCACGCTGTTGTCGGGGTGCTCGTGCACCTCGTCGATCAGCGCGCAGTAGGGTCGAATGCCTGACTTGCCCTTTTTCTCGGACGAGATCGGCTTGAAGAAACCTGCCTTTTCCAGATAGGTCAGCTGCCACACCGGATTGATGCCGGATGCAATCAGCTTGCCCTTGAGGCCGGGCGATCTCTCCCACATCGAGACTGCGTCTCGGAACAGGATCGAGGCCTGGTCCTTGTCGGTGGCGGCCGAGTAGACCTCGGGTCGGATCTTGCCCATTGCGGTGAGCATGTAATGGCCGATGCCGGCGGCCATTGGTGATTTGCCATTGCCCTTGCCGATCTCGACAAAGGCGCGCCGAAAGCGCCGCAATCCCTGTTTGGTCTTCCAGCCGAAGAGCGAGCCAATGATGAAGCATTGCCAAGGCTCAAGCTCAAACGGCACCGCGACGTTGTCGACGCCGCCATAATCATCGCGCCGCTCGACCTCGACGGTCAGGACAATGCCGAAGAATGAGATCGCCCGATTGGCTGCCTCGATGTCCCAGATCAGGTCTTTGCGCTTGAGATCGGCGAGGTGTCTATCGCATGCCGCGCGCACATAGGGTCCGGCGATGATCGTGCCGGCCTTGACTGCTTTTGCGTATGCGGTCGCCTGATCGTCAGGCGAAGAACTGTTCTGCCGGGTCTTTTTTCGCTTGGCCTGTGTCGCCAATGTTGATCCTCGCGCGAGCAGAAGGCGTCATGCCGAATTCCGCCGCATACCGAACCATGTCGGCGCCCGCCTTGTTGGCGATGCCGAGCAGCGGGTTCTGAATTGCATTGCCATTCGTGGTGCGGATCAGGAGACCTTTCGTCACCTGGTCATTTTCCGCCATGCGCTGCAGTGCTTCGGTCGCCTGTTTGAAGATCGCCCAGGACTGGCAATAGGCAGTGAGCGCGGCGATGTCCGCCTCGGACAGAAGCCGCAGCGCATAGAGCATCGACGAGACGCGGCCCCACTCGACTTTCGCCTCGTCGCAGAGGTGCGCAGGCGGCATTGGCGCCGATGGCGGGAATTCAATCGGATCTTTCTTCGCTTTCTTGAGGTCGCCTCGAGCGGTGCCCTTGACGAGTTTCAAGTGCGATGGAAGGGGCTTGCGGCCTCTCATACGGACATAAATCCTAGATTGTCGTTGTATTCTTGTTGCCCGATTTTTCGGCAAAAGACTTGCATTTTCAGTGCCTTGGGCTAAATTCGGACCAGATGCAAACGCATCACCCCTTTACAGAGGGGAACCCCTGAGAACGGAGAAAACCATGCGAATTGATTGCTCAGAATATTTCCGCTCACACAGAATTGCCCCCCGCGGTCGCGGCTCCTGGGCCTTCTGCGATGCGAACTATTCCTGCCTGCAGGACTATCTAGCCCACACGATTTTCTCGCCCCGAATGACCTATTCCGAGGCGAAGAAATGGGCCATTGCCCATCCAAAACTTGAAGGCGCCAAGACCGTCGCGCTTCTCCCGTAACGCCAGATCACAAGGAAACAGAACAATGACCGTCTACACCAAAACCGCCCGCTTCGATTCCGCCCGAGCTCTGACCGAAGATGAAATGCGCAAGACCGCGCCTTCGATCTTCGCCACCTCTGCGCATGACTCGCGCTCGGATCGCTTCCAGCCAATCCCGACGATCGAGATCCTGCGCGCTCTCGGAAATGAAGGCTTTATGCCCGTCGGAGTGAAACAATCGACTTCGCGCATGCCGGATCGCACGGACTTCACGAAGCACCTGATCCGCCTGCGCCGCCTCGACGACAATCGCCAATACAAGGTCGGCGACAATATCTGCGAAATCCTGCTCAAGAACGCGAACGATGGATCGTCCGCCTATGAACTCCTCGCCGGACTTTTCCGCATACGCTGCCTAAACTCTTTGGTGGCGCAGACCGGAACGCTCGACTCCGTGAAGGTCCGCCATTCAGGCAATTCACTGGACGTCCAGGGCAAGGTGATCGAGGGAACGTATACCGTCCTTGACGCCGCGCAGAAACTCCTCGCCGCGCCGCAGGATTGGTCACAGATCAATCTGACAGACGAGGATCGGAACGCCTACGCCGAAGCCGTCCACCATCTGCGCTTTGCAGATGCCGAGGGCAAGGTCACGACGCCGATCGCACCTGCGCAGCTCTTGACGCCGCGCCGTATCGATGATCGCGCCCGCGATCTTTGGACGACATTCAACGTCGCGCAAGAAAACGTGATCCGGGGCGGATTGCACGCAACCGCCTTTGATCCCGAGACGCGCCGTCGCCGTCGCACCACCACGCGAGCCGTCAATGGCATCGACCAGGACGTCAAATTGAACAAGGCGCTCTGGATTCTCACCCAGGGCATGGCCCAACAGAAGGGCCACCAGCTCCTCGCCGCTTGATCTCAGAACGCCAGGCCTTCGGGCCTGGCCCCTTCACACCAAACAAGGACCGGAGACAATGACACTTTTCGCACTTCTACAGAACCGGAACAGCCTGGACGGCCTCACCGATCTTTACCAAGCATGGTGCGCCGAGCGGAACTATCCCGCGATTTCAGCCGACGAGCTCCGTTATGAACTGATTTGCCGGAACGATCAGGCCGACAAATCGCACATTGAATGGCTCGACGCCTTCATCGCACATTGGGACGTGGTGCTCGACCGCGAAATGGTGCTGCAATGACCGATCAACCTTCCTGGACATCGGCAACGCGCGACCAATACGAAGAGGCGCTTGGCTCCCTTCCGCCAATCGAGTGGAAGGCAAAAGGCTTTCTGATCGGCGAGCCCTATGACGACGGCAGATGCACGATCACCGGCAACATTAGAGTACGCTTCAAAGCGATGGCGACTTTCAATGGCCGCTTTTTTCCAGCAATCGGCCTTTGACCATTCCAGAATGGCGCGCCTTCGACGTCTCGACCATCGAAGCCCGCATCTGCGAGGAGACGGAACAATGAGCAATCTAAACAGACCAGACAATTACCAAGGGCGCGTTGACTATGCCGCTCGCGTTATATGCAGCGGCCGAGAAACGACTCGCGCATTTGACAATTGCTTCGAGAACTATGATGGCGCCGCAGTTGCCGCCGCATTGGTGAGGCGCGCGCAGAAGAACCAACGACTTCGGGACAATTTGCCGAAGTATCTACGAATAGAATTGGCGCTTGCCAATTTCGAGGAACACAAGGGCAAGAACCTCACCGAAGTCGCCCGCCAACTCAGAGAGGCCAGACAAGGCTAAAATGCGCAGGCCGCGGAGTTACAGCTCCGCGGCCAACTTCTCACAGGGGAACGGATAGCCCACCCCATAAAGCGAGGACACCCTACCATGAGCAATTCGATTGCACAAATCCCATTGACGCAGATCACGCGCAATCCAGATCAGCCGCGCGAGACCTTCCCAGATGACCACATCGAGCGCCTGGCCGCCTCGATCAAGCAGCGCGGCCTAATCCAGCCGATCACGGTTCGACCTAACGGACCCGACTCCTACATGATCGTGGCAGGCGAGTGCCGCTATCGAGCACACAAGCTCCTGGGGCTTGAAACCATCCGCGCCGAGATCGTCGATATTGACAGCCGCGAAATGCAGCTGCGCGCGATCGTCGAGAACCTGCAGCGCCGCGAAATGAACCCGATCGAAGAGGCGCGCGCTTTCAAGTCCCTAATCGATGCAGGCCTTTCGGTGCAGCAGATCGTCGATGAACTCGGCCTCAAGAGCACCGCGATCGTGCGCCAGCGCCTCGATCTCCTGGCCTTGACTCCAGACATCGCAAAGCTGGTCGCTACCGGGCAGATCAACGTGGCGATGGCCTGGGGCATCGCCCAGGTATCGCCAGACCGTCAAATGAGCCTGGTCCGTGCGATCTCGTCCGGCAAGCTTAAGACCGCCGAGCAGGTCCGCCACGCAGGCATCGCCATGCGAGAGGCAGAGAAGCAACAGGACGCCTTCGCTATGATCCCGCGCGCCTCGGAAAAGGACATCGCCACGATCAACCGACTAGAGGCGAAGATCGAGACGATCAGCGCAATGGTGCAGCTCGGCTTTAAGGACGGCGAGTGCATTGCAGCGCAGCGCGTATCGCCTGATCGAGTGAAATCGATGGCCGATAAACTCTCGCTGATCCGATCTCACATCCAGCACATGGAGCACGACCTGCGACGAGTTGCAGCGCAGGGCGATATTCTCCTAGAATTAGTCGCATGACCCGCCTGCCCCTCTTTGATCCGCCGGTGCCCAAGGTTCTGACAGTCCGTCAGCCCTGGGCATCGCTTATCGTTTCAGGACAGAAGGCGATCGAGAATCGAAGCTGGATCACGAATTACCGCGGCCCGCTCTACATTCACGCCGGATCCAGACTGCACGAGACGCCGATCGAGACGATCGAGGCGCAGCACGGTATCGAGATCGATAGAGACGCCCTGACCTTCGGCGCGATCATCGGCCGAGCGCAGCTCGTCGACATCGTCTCGAGATCGAGCGATCCGTACTTCATCGGCCCGTATGGTTGGATCCTGAGGGATCCCGAGCCGATCGAGCCGATCAAGATGGCCGGGACAATGGGCCTCTTCGATCTGCCCGCCGACATCATGCGGCGACTCGATCTCCGGTAAGAAGCGCCTTTGCCTCGGCGACGCTTTCCATTGCAGGCCCGCAGTATTCAAACGTGGCATTCGGCCGACCGCCGAAGTTGAACTGCGCAGACTTGCCGCTGTCGCCGTTGTTCTTGTTGAACTTCGAGAACACGCCAGGCGCCTTCTGCAGCGCCCAATTCGGCGAGCGATCCGCAGACCTCACAAATGACGGATGCGCAGGGTAGAGGCGCATCCGATTGCCGATCGCCTTATGAGCGGCGGCCAGGGTATCGAAGAGCACATAGGCCAGGCCTAGACCCTGGTAATCGGGCAGCGTGACGCCGCGCGACATGCCCTTGATGTTCATGGCCGTCGGATGCGGCCGGTGCAGGACGCCCGCAAATGAGGCTGGATAGCCGTCGACGAACAGCACATAGCAATTCGCCGCCGGGTGCAGCTCGGAAGTCAGATAGTGAAACGGCGCGAATAGTTTCCACGCCGAATAATCGACCCGCGCAATTTCGACATTGAGAGGGGGTCGTCCTCGAAGTGACCTCCATTGGAAATTCATGGTGGCCGGTTCCAGAATCCAATCTGGTTGCAGCCAGTCGACGACGTCATAGTGGCAGGTGACGGCGACGAACTTCTTCCCACGTTTCCGAATAAACTTCTGGACCGCGTGCGATCCGACTTGAGCAACTTGGCGATCGACGACCGAGGTGAACTCGTCGACCATCGTAATCTCGTCATCATCCAACAATCTACGCGCGAGATCGACGCGGAATTTCTCGCCAGTGGAGAGTACCGCAAAAGGCTTCATCCAGGACGGGATCGTGTTGAACCCGACCGCCGAGCAAATGTCGGCAATCTCCTGAATCGAAAACTTCTTGTCGAAGTCATCGATCACGGACGGCGCGCCCCAGGTGAACCGCTTCTCTTCGCCAAAGAGCTGCCGAGAGACGGACGACTTGCCAGCACCAGACGGCCCGACGATTAAGCCCACGTTCCAGGGCTTTTCGTCGATCGGAATGGCGCCTTTCCAGTGATGCGACAGCTTCTTCTGAGGCGGCACATCAAACATGCCCGAGAGCTGCTTAACCCTGGGGCTGAGTTGCAGTTCGCTCTCGACTAGGAGATCAACGCTTCGCATTTCAATCCCTGCGCTTCGAGCTTTTCCAGCAATTCCATCTGGTCAATCTCGCCTTCGCACCGAATGACGATCGCATAGGAAAGCCCGTCGATCTTCGACGTCGGATCCAGCGACTTGCCGTTGCTCAACCCCTCAAGGGCCTTGCTCGAGAACCCGGTCAGCGAAAGGTCGAACCCCTGCAGGTCGGCCACCTCGATCGCAAGGGTCGCCATATCCCAACCGGCATTCAGCGCCAGCTTGTTGTCTGCGATGACGTAGGCGCGCTTCTGGGCGTCGCTCCACCCCTTCGCAGTCATCACTGGCGCCTCGGTAATCCCGAGCTTCTGAGCGGCCAGGATCCGGCCGTGGCCGGCGATGATTGTGCCCTTCTCGTCGATCAGGACCGGGTTCGTCCAACCCCATTCCTGCATCGAAGCGGCGAGCTGATCGATCTGCTTCGGGCTATGTGTACGGCTGTTGCGCGCATACGGCACCAGCTTGTCGATTGGCCTCATTTCGACGTTTGCCGCCGGCCAATCCTGCGGCGATTTCAAAGCTATCCCAAGGCCTTAAACCCCCTATTGGAATTTCTGCTTATTG